GAATTCACCAAGGGTAGCAACAGGGGTTGACTGTGGGGGCTTCACATCGTGGCGCATTTCGCTCAACATACCCTTTAGCCAGTCGTACACAGCGGTCATATCAAAATCATGCAAGCCAAGATGACGGGCAATCAAACCACCGGCAATATTACAAGCGGCGGTGGCCGACCAATAGCGTTCCCGTGAGGTGAACTGAACTTCTTTATCCAGTCGGGCTTGCACTTTCTTTATCAAGTCCTTGGTGTACTCTAGGTTGTTCACCAACCATGTAAGGTATATCTCACCTGCGTGACCATAGTTCTCATTGAGTTGGTGGTCAAACATCTCCTTACCCTTGGCTACGCCAATCAAGTCATTGGGTTCTATCTTGTACTCAAGTAACCGCACGGATTCACCATCTGGGCTATTCTTTAACGCGGTCAACTTCTCATAAAAGCTGGCGTTAGCCGAGCATAAAGTCATGTTTTGCCACGAGGCGTTGTTGATGCGCAGTGAGTTTTCTGAACCCTTTTGGCGGTTCTTACCTCGACCATGACTGATGCCGTATGCCAAGTCCGAAAATTCCTTGGGGGTCATGTTGGTGATCTCGTCAATCGTGTTGGGTATATTGTTCATTACCCCTAGCTGTGTCATCTTGGCGTTGAGCGTGTCCTTCTCAATCGACATAAGTTCGTAGGGCATCCCGTATACGCTGTTGCACATGCGCAGAATGGTTGATTTTCCTGATCCGGCGTATTCGTAGATCACGTTGATGATTGCACCCTTCAAGCCGGTGAACTTCATTAGTGGAGCGCCAAACGCGGTTAAGGCTCCAAAAGCGTGGGGCTCCATGCCCTTTAGTGCGTACAAGTTGAAGACTTCTTTCCACTTGTCTATGTCACCCTTCTCGTGAACCTTCTCGGCAAAGAACTCGGTCGTTGATGATGATGGGCTGTAGAACGTACCGTCTTTGGTAATTTCTTTGTTGCCCATAATAAATTTACTGTCCCCTTCTACCCATCCAAATTGTGTTCTCATAAGCTCTGCTTTCTTTGTGTATTGCAAATTTTTTACTGCTGTAACGACATACGTTGCAAGACTTTCATATTGCTTGTAGTGTGCCATTACTCCCTGTTGGGCAAGCTGCTTGCGTAGCTCGTCCTTTGATGAAATAGCTGCAGTGGTTATCGCAAACTCTTTCACCCCGTCGTGGGGCAAGTGAAGTCTGAACAACGCCATTTCACCCAACTCTTTGTCTCTCATACGCTTAAGTACGTATAAGTCATGTTCGTACACCATCGCTGGCTCTTCTTCGGAATCCTTGGGCGGGCGAACATACACGCCGCCTTTCTTACCCCTAAAGAACGGAAATGGGTACTCAGGTATTTGGTGCTTCTCAACACCAACTTCGGTTTCAACTTCTACTTCGTTGTCGGCTTCGGTTGCCTCTGCTACCTCTGTGCCCAACACAATAGGTGAAGTGATCTTGCCTTTGTGCGGACAGCCATCACAACCGCCGGGATTGCGCTCTTCAAATGTTGTGCAGTGATGTGGGCCACCGCGCTTGCGGATGTTCCTGAGCTTGTTGTTTACCTCGGCTGGGTCGTATTCAGGGTGCTGGTCGGACATCTTGTGCGCCGCCATGTCTCCATCTACGCAGAAAGCAGGAATCGACAACGCCGACATCCACAGTGGCTCATCAATCTCAGCTTGATTTTGAAATACGTAATTCAGTTGCGCACAGCCGTTCTCACCCTTGAGCATGATGGTCTTGAACCGCTTAACCTTGTTACCCAATAACGCTTCCATCATTGGACTCATAGAAGAGGGTATGAAGTCCGGCACTTCTTCCAGTGCTTGTTTTGGTTCAGGTGCGCCCAGCAGTTCACGCAGTTTCTCAACCGACAGCCTCGGCGAAACTTCATTCCAAGCACTGACTGGCTTGGGCTCTAAACCTTTCTTCACGTTCATTGAACCGGGTACACGAAGAACGCGCGATGCTTCAAACACCTTGTCGTCAACGATCAAGCCATGTTCTTTGCACAGTTGTTTTAGTCGCTTGGCTAATGGCTCCCACACAGTGCGGGGTAACATCTCTTCAAGCAACCAGTAGGCATGAACACCGTTACCGGAGTTCACCAAAATTGGTCTAGGTAAGCCGACTGTCTTGCAAAACTTCTTAAGCTCTTCCAGCCCTGTTTGCTGGTCGAGATAGCCATCTATCTTTCCTTTGGGATTCGGTACACCCTTGGTCGGGCCGCAATCAATATCTAGCCATAAGGCTTGGACAAAGGCTACGTTCTCGTGTGTCCTGTCGTCGGCTGGGCCAAACTTGGCGCAACCAAAATACACGTTGACTTGCTTGGTGTTGAACTCTTGGATTAGTGTCTCGGCTTCTTCCCTTGTGTTTGCAAAACGCTGATCGACATATTTACCTATGCCAACTATGCAGTACCGCCCCTCCGTGGGTAAGACGGTATCAAGCAAATCAAATGTGGACATTGTTATTTGTGTTTTTTATGCCGTGCCATGAAACGCTCAATCTGCCCAGCGTAAGCAGGAGACGGAGTGAACTCACCCCAAAACCAGTTGTAAACCGTCATGCGGCTAACCCCTAGCTCTACCGCCACTTGCGTAGCAGTAATCTCCTTCGCTATACAGAAGCGACCCAAGGCTACACCTAAAGAATCAGCATTAGCCCTTTTGTTGGCCTCAACTAATTTTTGGCTGTAACCGTAGGTCATGCGTTACTCCTCTTCCGTCCAAGCCGCAACCACAGAGTCCAAACTTTTCTTGGATGCGGGTGTAGCTTCAACAGTTTTCTTGGATTCACGTTTCTTAGGCTCGTCTACCGCGTCGGCTTCGGCTCGTACCTTAGCAAGTGATTTAGCGTCTTCTTCTTCAAAGGCTTTACCCAAAGGCTTAGGTGCTTCTAATTTGGGTGCACGGCCTGATGTATCCGCTTGATACGGAGTCATCACAACCAGCTTCTGCGTCTCGGGCAATGCGGCGGCTTTACTGGTCACTGCGTATTCACCCTTGTTGATAAAGCGAGTCGGCGTAAACAAAATAGACTGGTTGTCGTTATCCTCATTGAAGCTCAGCTGAGTGACAACATAGTCCAAGCTCTTGCCGTTGTTGGACAAGTACTTGGTGTAGCTCTCAAAGGGGTGGGTATTGTCACCGACGCTGTCACCAAACAAAGACTTAGAAGACAAGTTCATTTGGTAAACAGAACCTTCAATAGAAGTACCGAAGTCTTCTTCCAACACAACTGCGATGCGGCGTGAGTAGCGGCAAGCCTTAGAGTTACCCATGCCCGAACCCTTGATGTTTTGTTCGCATGAATCACAACGGTCAGATTGCTTATTAGCGGAACCGGCATCAGGGGCAACGCCGTCATTGGAGAAACAGTCAGGTGCGGTTGGCTCAGCGTCGGCACTCCATTGCTTTGCGTAAAAAATACGCCCAACTTTGGGAGAAGCATTGACAACGACAACATTTAAGTCGCCTTTGACCTTACCCATTTCTTCACCGCCCACAACTTTGCGGAAGATTCCGTTTTTGGGGACGATTCGTTTAACGCCAGTGCGACCAGCGAGTTGTCTTGTAAGCTCACTAACCCCAGCGCTTTGCAGGAAGTCGGGGAGGTCTTGGTTTAACAGAGTGATGTTGCTCATTTTTCAATTTTCCTTAGAACGTCTAACTACCACGGTATATTGATTTTCGACATTCAAGCCTCTCGGCAGAAGGTCAGGATTCTCGAGAAGAAACTCTTTCATGTTTGTCTGATGAAGTCTCTTTTCTAGCAGGCCATATGCACCGGTCTCCTCAATGAAGTCGTACATAGAATCCCAATCATTCGTCCAGTACCGTGACTTTACGGAACGGATAATCGTGCCAGCTTTTGTGCGAATGCTGTCAGCATTCATGTTTTTACAAACCTCAAGCATCTCCGATTCGAGCACCGCCATCTGCTCTTCGATGTCGGCGTATTCGGCTTTATACTTGGAAGTGAGGGTGTCTTTGGCATCGCGCATCTTGATGTAGATAGCGGTCAGCTTATCAAGGGGGACAGGAGAAGTGGTGACTTCGTCCTGAACTGTAGCGTCCATAGTTAGCTCCTTTTTGTTTCGGGGGGGTCAGTCTATCACAGACCTTGACAATGTCAAGTACTTTCTAAAATAATTTCTTGCCTATACAAATCAATTATTTTGGTGTGGTGCGCAATGTTTCCCCGCAAGTGGGCGTACATCTTTGTCTCTATCGGACTGCCTGTTATATGCACGACTGTCATTGGATTGACCTGACCGGGTCGGTCGATTCGAGCATTGGCTTGTAGGTATGTTTCTACACTTGAGCATGGAGCGTACCAAATAACTGTGTCGGCGGCAGTTAGGGTAAGCCCGTGGGATGCCGCTTTCGGTTGTATGATAAGAACCTTGGGGTGTACGTCCTCTTGAAATTGTTTTACCAATTCAGAACGTCTATTGACACTCACATCTCCAT